ACACAGCGGCAAAGGCATAGTTGCGGTTGATGAGATTCAGCGCGATGCACTTGGCAATTATGACTGGTTCAAGGATATGCTCAGAGCTCACAAGAAACTTACGGGCTTTCAATAAAATAGGTGATTTTGCATGAGTTTAGAAGGTACAACTGCACTTGTTAGTGACCGTTACTTGATAACTGCCGTGGTTGATACGGGCGCGACTGTTGTTGCTGGCAACGTGGTTTACATTAGTGCTGCCGGGTTTATTCCTGCTGTTAAGCCTACTGCTGGTGTTCGGAAGGACGTTATTGGTGTGGCTTTGACTGGCGGAGTTGCGGGCAAGAAGATTACTGTTATTTGCAGAGGCTTAGTGCGAGTCGTTGCTTCAGGCGCTATTACGATGGGTGCGAGGATTTCAAGTTCTACTGCTGGGAAAGTTGCTGCTGTCGTAGTTATGACTGCACCGACTGGTGGTTCAAGCACATACTATACTACAACAATTCAAGCTGCGTTCCAGACTGAGCTTGATAAGTCTGAGCAGTGGATTGGCAGAGCTTTAACTGCTGCTACAAACGATGGCGATGTGATTTACGCGTTGCTTTCTTGTATTCCATAAAGGTGATTTGCAATGAGTTTTGTTAGAGATGCATTGTCATGGGTTGACACTGGAGCTGTTCAGTATCCTGCGTTGCATAAGAAAATCATAGAACTAACAATGCCGGCACTTGTCATCAAGAAGCTGTTTCCTGAGTTTCCGTTGGTTGCAGGCAAGACAGCTACGTTTGTTAAGCAGTCTGGCAGCAGATCCGCGGCGATATCGGAAATTAGTGAAGGCGCAGAGATACAGATGGATTTCACTCCTTACTCGACAGTGACAGTTATTCCGTACAAGAAGGGTTTGCGGGAACGCATAAGCAGGGAAAACATTGAGGACTTGTACATTCCAGTGATTGAGGATCAGCTTCGCCGTTTAGCGAGGCGTATGGCTTACACGATTGACAATGACTGCATGACCGTCATCGACGCGGGCGCTACAACAGCAATTACTGCAACGGGCACAAGCTTGGGCGCTACAGGAACCGAGTTCACTATTACCGGCGGGCTCGGCGCAAAAGACATCCTTAAGGCTAAAGCAGCTATTGAAGCGTACAACTTCATACCGGACAGCATATTGATTAACCCGATAAACGCGAGGGACGTCATGTATCTGCCACAGTTCAGCTTGCACATGCAGTACGGTGAACCAGTGATTCAGACTGGTATGATCGGCACAATCTATGGCATGGCCGTGTACATTAGCACCGTTGTCCCGGTTGGAACCGCTTACTTAGTAAGTACTGGCCAGAACTTGTCAGCTGCGTACGCGCCAATGGGTTTCTTCGTGATTAAGCGGCCTTTGATGAGTGATGTTGAGATTAAGAAAGAGTTTGATTCTGTCGATGTGACTTTGACTACGAGGTACGCGCCTGTTGTGTTGTGTGGAGAGGCAATTGTGAAGGTTACAGGGTTAGCTTCAACTTAAGCTACTGTTACTACGTACATTCAGTTTCCATTTTTGTTTTTTGCCCAGTTGAAGAAGCTGGCTCGCATTAGCTTTATGGCTGGGAGAAGCGGGCAAAAAGAAGTAAACGTTTTGTGAGGTGAAAATGACTATGGATATTTCAGTTTATTACAGCTTGATCGCTACAGTCATAACATCAATTATCTATGCAGTGATCGCTTGGAAACTCAGCGGTGAGGCTTTTAGCGAAACTAAGTTCCTGCGTACTGTAGCTCTTTCTTTTGCTATGGCTTTGGGCTTTAGTGTCACGGGAACTCCGTTAAGTAGCATCTATGTTTCGCCTTTTGCGTCAACCCTTGTCGGGGTAATCGGAAGCAAATATCTAAACAGCATCAAAGAAGTCGTTGCGCCCATTGCGAAGGACCTTGGCACAGTTGACGTTAGTAAACCAGAGCAAGCAGCTTTACAGGCGGCGCCAGCGGTAGAGAAACTTGCAACACCTGCACCTGCACCAACAAACCAAGTAATACTAGTAGTGGATCAACCAACTACGGCGTAACCTTCCTTTTTTTGGTATTACGTACATTCTAGGGTCTTGGCATGTACGTGGTGAACGTTAACAAGGTGAAAAAATATGGCTATAATATATGTTCAATATTCGGATGTTCAAAATCATTTGAACGCTAGCCTTAGCTCTGACGGTTTAACTTACACGGTTTTCGGTTTGCCTGTTGCTCAAGTGAGTTTTCAGGCGTATGTGGACCGCGCGAATGTGTATGCAAACGCGATTGTGGGGCAGGACTTGCAGCAGAGTGATTCGCGGTTTAGTTGGGCGTTTCTTATTGCTTTGGATATGGCTTGCCTTGGTGTTCTTGTGGCTGCGAGCGGCGGGATGCTTCAGGGCGCCTTTGATTATCGCCTCGGCGACTTGTTCATAACAAAAGGTAACATCAGCCGATTAGCGTTTGAGGGCGCCGTTAAAAGTTTTCAGGATGATTTGATTAGAGCTCTCATGAACTTTTCAACGCCCATAATGGCTGCTGAAGCTACGGCAGCAAGTGAAGTCCCAACTTACAGAGGAGGCCTCATGAACCCATGAGTTACCCTGACAAAGTCTTAGGAAAAGGCAATTACATAGTGGCGAAAGTGAACGGCGCCAAGATGGTTCTGTCAAGTGCTGAGTTTCAGCGGCTCCTTGATGATGGTTACGACATTGAGGTAGTAGGATAGGTGTCGCTATGGGAACTGTTCCTCAAAGCTATTACGATTTCGTCACGCATTATGCACCTTACTATTATGTCATTTCTACAGTTTTAAGCAGTGATGCGGTAGCGGGTCAGAAAGTAGTTGTTGTTTCGGATGGCACAAAGTTTCAAACAGGTTATCCGGTGCAGATAAAAGATGCTTCTAATAGCGAATGGAACATTGTTTCATCAGTTGTCGGTAATAACGTAACTATGCAGAATAACCTGCAAGCAACTTATCATGTAGCAGCCTCCGGCGCCGTTGAAGGTCCTGATCCTGCTTATGGCAAGGGCGCTTTTCCAGCTGCGTTCGCTATAGACTTTCTTTATCAAGCTTACTCGAGCACACAGTTTCAAAGCAACAAAACGGATATCCTCAATAAAATCACAGTCCTTGCAGACTTTATCTTAACTCAGCAATGCACTAACCAGGCTAAGAAGGCTTATGGCGGATTTGCGAGTGCAGAGGGTGGCACGCAGTACTGGAGCATTGATGCTGGGCGATGTATTCCTGCGCTACTAGAGGCTTATGATCTCTCGAGCGATAGTCGATATTTGAACGCCGCTATACTTGCGGGTTCAACTTTCCTTCAGACGATGCAGAATAAGCAGACTTATGGCGGTTTCGCTCGTGCGGTAGCAATTGACGATACCTGGCTGCTACAGCTGGATGTTGAATCTCTTTATTGCCTTATCGGTTTAAAACTTTTAGCAAATAAGTATGATACCTCAAATGCAACTGTTTACCAGGCTATTATGAGCAAAGCAGTCGGCTTTTTCAGATATGGCTTAGAGAATCTCTACTTAGACTTTGACCCTGCAGATGGTAAATGGCACCGTGTTGGCCTTGGTGAAACAGATGTTTATGATGATTCGATAGGCTTTGCCTTGCTAGGTTTGTACACGTATGAAGGTTGGAGTTCAACCTGCCAGCAAGTTTATTGTTTCCTTCAAAGAATTCGCGCTAGTGCTCAGTATTCGGCGTATAATCCTTCGATTTGCTGGCCTGGCTACATTGATGTTGTTAACAAAATGGCTGACTGCGCCTATTATGACGATCTTACAATCGGAATCCTTGGCACAATTCGTGCAGTACATGATAAGCCTTCTTACGCCTTAGCCATGCAGGTCCTCAGTAATCATCAGAGCGATTTCTTGTTTTGGGGTCCACTGTTCACGGATTACAGTCCGATCACGTCTCAGAAGGCTATGGCGAACGTTACTTGGCTTGCAAGGTTTTTCCTAGGTTATCAAGAGCCGTCAACGGACTTCAATAATCTTGTCAATTTGAGCGGTGAAACTCTTAGCCTGTTTCCAGTGCTGGAGGCGGCTGATAGTGTTACGTGGGGTGAAGCCTTAAGCTTCAAAGCGGTTGTGGCGCTTGGCGCTGTGGGCGAAGTTGTCCTTGAGCCTGGCTACATTACGGAAGATAACATCACCGTTTACAGTCTGCTACCGGTTCGTGTTCACGATAAAATCCGCAGGAATGGCGTTGATTATGAGGTCTTAACGGTTCAATGTTTCGACTTGAACGGTGATCCTCAGTATTATAAGAGTGCTTGTAGGAAGTTGATTATGCAATGAGCAGTTACGAAGACCCAGTTACTACGACTATTAGGCTTCTTAGCAAGAACATTCGCGTAGTCAAAGAGGATAGTTCCGTTGCAAGCATTTACGTTTCGCAGCAGTGGTATGACCGGGAACTCTTCAAAAACTACGATGCTCAAATTACTGTTGGCCTTAGTTCAAGTGAGGATCACAAGGTTGATTTGGCTGGTAGGATTCGCCAGCGTCGGGGTCGTTTGGTTGTTAATTTGTGGGCTTCAGATAAGCCTGCTTCAAGTGATCCTGGTAGGTTGATGCGTCAGAAAATGGTTGAAGAGGTCAACCGCATAGTTAGGCAGAACATGAAGATTCCTAATCAAACGATTTATGATTTTGCTGGGCTTGGTTATCCAAGTGGTGATCCTCATAAAGCCTTTTCAGCCGTTGCCACAAGTGAACTAGCGCCTACAGACACAGCTTGGGCTGAGCTTTCAGCACTGGATTATCAAAAGATTTGGTATGCAGATGCAACCGATTATAGCAAGAGTGCTTCAGTGAACCTTCAGTATGCGCTTATGCTTTTTCGCTTAAAGATTCCCAGTAAGGCTTCGGCTTTTCAGAGTATGGTTTTAATTTTTGTTGGTTACGGCACTGCTCCCGGCGGGAACGGTTGCTCAATTAAAGTTTGGAATCCAGCAACTAGTCAATGGGAAAATGCTTCAAGCGGTACCGGTAGCAGTAACCAGACAATTACAATAAGCCTGACGTCGACGGCGCCTAATTATGTTGACGGAAACGGATATGTTTGGCTTCTTGTTAGATCAACAAATTCAAGCAATGGAACCACTCCTGCAGTTTTGAACTGCGATTATGTTGGCTGCATGATTACAGTTAACGGGATCACCTATCTAGACGTCGTAAGTTATCAAGATAAAGACAAAGTTGACGTCAAGCCCTTCATTTTCAGGACAGCATTTGTCTTGAAGTCCTGGTCTCTTGAGGATATTGGAGGCATGTTCTAAACATTACAGTCATTTTTTTATGACAAAAGAAAAGGTGAAAAAGAAAAATGGTTGAAACGTATGGTGGGCAGGAAAGCCGAGTTTACTTTATTGTTGAAAGCAGCTATGGAGTTACGCCGACGAATCCAGTTATGATTGGAGTAAACGCTGAAAGCTTTGAGCCAGAATTGGACCCAAGCTTGATTAAAGTGATGGGCGTTGGCTCACGTGATCCGCAGGCGTTGTTGAAGGGTTTGAGGAAGCCGCATTTGAAGTTCTCGCATACTTTGCCGAGTGCTGCGCCGATAACCTTGATTCAGCACGCTACAACTCTTAACAGCTTAAGCGTTCAAGCGCTTTACTATAAAGGCTTATTCGCAAGCGCCACAGACATAATTAGCCTATTGCATTTGGGTTGCAGAATCGACAAGTTAAGCGTTGAATGCAGCGCCGAATCTTACATAAAAGCTACTGTAGAACTGATTGGGCAAGACTTGACTGTTGGAACAGCTAAGATTACTGGAGCAACGTATGGCGATTATGCTGGTGCAGTTCCGTTTTATCAGAGCAGTGTGCAGCGAGGCGCAGCAGATGGATCAAGCTTGACTGCTATAACGCGGGTGACTGACTGGAAATTCAGCATTGAAAATCACTTGAAAGAGGTGCCTGTAATCGGGTCTACAGCTTATTTGCTGAAATACTTGCAGGCAAGACAAAGAGTGTTGAGCGGCGAGTTAACTTTCGAGTTTGAGAGCAAAGCTGAATTCGACGATGTCATAAGCGATGCTGAGTTTAGTCTCAGTTTTGGTTTGGCTAGCAACAGTGCCTTGTTCAAGTACTGCAAGTGGAATAAAGTAAATGCGCCGACTAAGATTGAGGATTTGGTGTCGCTTAAGGCTTCGTTTGTTGCTAGGGACGTTTTGATGAGTTAAGGCGGAATTCTGCCTTTTACTACGTACATTGGGCTTTAGGATGTACGTGGTATGCTGATTTTATGGTAATGGAGATGATTTGAAAAATGCGAAAAGAAACCGTTGAGGTTGATGAGCGTTATGGCAAGGAGTACACTGGCAAATACGTTTTTCAGGAGATTACTTGGGCTAAAAGAAACCGTATTCTGCAGAAATATACGAGGTATAATCCTCAGACAGGCAGCGTTGTAACAACGGATTATGTGGCGATTCAGGCGGAAACCGTTTTTGCTTCGCTTGTGGAGCAGCCGGAGAACAAGCCGATAACGCTTGAGAACCTGTTAAGCGAAGGTGACAATGGAGTTCCGATAGCCTTAGGCGAGTTGCTTAGCAGAATAGCGAATAGGCTTAGTGTTGTGTCAGTTGACGAGACAAAAAACTGTTAAGGGCTATGAGACGCGGGAAACCGCATGAAGCCCTGACTGAGTTTCGCTTGTGCAAAGAGTTCGGTTGGACTATTCAGCAGCTCAAGCAGCAGCCGGCTAAGAGGTTGCAGGAGTTTCTTGTTATCCTTAGCGAAATTGATAAGCAGTCGCAGGAAGAGATGGAGAAAATGAAGCATCAAGGTGGTTTTAGATGAGTATTGAATGCACTGTTACAGTTAATGATGAGAATTTCGCAGGCAACATGGAAAGCTTCAATCAATGGCTAAATTATTATGTTCAATTAGCTTTAGAACAGAATGCACAACAGATTGCTTATCGTGCCCGGCAACTTGCCCCAGTACGCACTGGTCGTTTAATGCAAAATATCTATTCTCAAGCAGTATCAACGTGGGTTGTCAAAATTTTTTGTAGTGTTCCTTATGCTCTTTTTCAAGAATTAGGTACACGATACATTCAGGCTCGCTTGTTTTTGACTCGAGCATTGCAAGAATGTGCTCCTAATCTTTTTTCTTTACTTCAATTAGCGGTTCAAAATGCAGCAGTGGATGCTAGATCATCATGAGTTTAGGCGAGATAAGCGTAACGATTCAGGCTGTTAATGAAGCTACGCCTACGTTTCAGGCGATCGGCAGTGATGCAACTGAGATGGGTAATAATGTGCGGGCGTCAGCTTCCAGCTTTGACGATTTGGGAACTCACGCTGAAGCGACTACGGTGAAGCTTTCAACTGTGGCTCGGGGCATAAGCAGCGTTAGCAGTTTAGGCTTGGGTTTAACAACGTTGGCGACTGATTTCGGGTTGGTTGACTCGCAGACGACTAAGTATGTGCGTACGATTCTGGCGACGATAACTGTCGTGAGCGAAGTGGCCCGCTTGATAAGTTACTCAACGGTTTTGACAACGGGGCACACGGCTTCAGTAGCTTTGGATACTTCAACGGAAACAGCAAGCGCCGGAGCAAGCTTGGCTTCGACTGTAGCTACAAACATTAAAACGGCGGCCACGTGGCTTGCGACTACCGCGGAGAATGCTCTCAACATTAGTCAGGCTACTTTTCTAGCGTTGACTGGTATTGGGATAGCTGTGATTATTGCCGCTGCGGCTGCTGTGGCTTATTTTGCTTCGCAGATGAATAATGCAACTGCAAGCGTGAATGCATACAATTCAGCGGCTACTAACACGACTACTAACATGACGAGCATTTCTAGGGCTGGACAACAAGCTTTGTCTCGACAAGGCGTTGAGAGTGCAACACCATGAGTGTTGACATTCCAAAAATGACTATTGCACTGGGTTCTGTCGGCGTTTCTCAGGGCGACGTTGTTGAGGCTAAAGTGCATTTGGGCGCTACGAAAGAGGTTAGCAGCTGGGAGCTTAAGCTTCAGAATTGGAACGGAAAATACAGTCCTAATGGCGCTTATCCGCTTAATGTGGGTCAAGACGGCTATATCTGCATTGGTAGAGGCAGCAATGTGCCTCAGCTTATAACAACGCGTACAGAGAGCGTAAAGTTTGATTCTACGCCGTCGGAGTATTATGTTACGGTGGCTGGAAGATGCTGGGGCGAGAAGCTTTTCCGTTATAACATAACCAAAGACTACTCTGGCTACAAGGGCGAAGCAATCGTTAAAGACATACTTGATTACTATTCGGGGATAAGCCATGTACGTGGTGGCGTGGAGCTTGTTCAGAATACGGATACAACTTTTACGGCTCTACAGGTTTCGGATAAGCAAGCATGGACTCTTCTGAAGGAAATAGCGGCAGAAAGCGACCTTGCAGGCGTTATCGGCTATGATTTTCGTACTACGCCTGATGGGAAATTCGAGTTTTTCCCAAGAGGCAGCAAAACAAGCCCTGTAAGCCTAGCAAACTTGATAGAGTCTTATGAGTACTGGAAAGAAATTACAGCAATTCGCAACAAAATTACAATTTATGGTTCTCAGACTAAGAGTGTACCTTTACTCAAGGTTGATTGGACGCAGAGCTTGACGCCGACGGATGGTGTTTGGACTGCGCCTGTTGGCACTCTGAGCTTAGATACTAGCGGTATAGGTAGCCCCTACTGTGTAAAATGCAGTGTCAGTAACAACTATTTTGCAGAGTTGCTTTTTACGTTGAATACTGGGCATTTGGTTAATGCTGTGTTGTATCCTGAGCTTGACTTTGCTATTCAGATAGAAAGTTACTTTTCAGGGCTTTGCCAACTTGTGCTTTATGATTCTTCCGGTCGGACTGCTAGTCGCATGTTTAATATTCAGTCTCCAGGCAATGGTGGCTCGGCTGATAAGTGGACTACTGAAAGCTTCGATGTTGGGTCTTTGAATGCGTCTGATTGGAGTCTTTCTTCATCGAGTTTTGATTGGACGCAGATTTGGCGCATGGCCTTTTACTGTATGCCTACTTCGCCTACAGGCTCTGGAGCGTTCTGGGTTGATAAGGTCTATTTTGGCGGGCGCCGCTATAGCAGTGTTCAGCAGGACTCGGGAAGCCAATCTGCTTATGGTACTCGAGAATATATGGATACTAATGAGGAGCTCTACAGCGATAACGAGTGCGCATTAAATGCGCTAGCAACTTTGGCTTACATGAAGGATCCGTTCGAGTACATAACTCTGAAGAGCACGGTTATTGACTATGGTAGTAATCCGATTTTCCCAGCTGACAAGATTGCTGTTTCTTTGCCGAACGAGAATGTTAACGGCAACTACCGTATTTTAAGCGTTGAATATGATGTTAAATCAGCTTCCCAGGAGCTTGAGATTACTTTGGAGCTTGGTCATGAGAAGGCGTTGTTGGCGGATTATTTGTATGCTTTGCGGTCTAAACTGGGCAGCGTTAACAGGTACAAGGTTGCGAGTGCGTGGTAAGAAAAGCTTTTGGAGTGTGTAGGACTTGAGCGTTTGGGGCGGCGAGTCAATTCATGATGCAATTTTAAGCGCTTTAACAAGTGCTCCCACGGGCAAGAAAATTGCAAAATACGGCTTTACTTGGAATGGGGATGGCACGGTTGCCACAATCAAAGCCTATGACGGCAGTGGCGCTTTGCTTTTTACGCTTACCTTTTCTTGGAATCCTGATGGCACTTTGAGTGAGGTTTCACGGTCATGAAATCATGGCATAAAAATGAAAATTTGGAGGAATGAAAACGAAAAAACTAAACGATAAAATTGGTTGGAAAGCCCATTGGACAATAACCAAGTTCAAGGACCCAGACGACAAAATCGCTAACGCAATTCACAACGGCTTAACTGTGGAAGAAGCTAAAGTCTTGTATCCAGGCGCTTACTTTGGCACAGAAGAAATCGACCATAACGTTGCTTTGAACGAAGGCTTACAGTTGCTTATCGGTTTGATCGCGGGCACGACTGGTGACACGGGCAGTTTATGGGATAATGCGCATGCTTATCTTGGCGTAGGCGACAGCACTACGACTGCGGTCGCGACTCAGACAGGTTTGCAGGCAGCCACTAACAAGACTTACAAGGCGATGGATTCGACTTTTCCGACTCGTGCAACTCAGGTTTGTACTTGGCAAGCTACATTCGCAAGCGGTGACGCGAATTATAGTTGGCAGGAATACACTGTTGTTAACGCTTCAACTGACTCAGGCAAGAACTTGAATAGGGTTTGCGCGGATAAAGGCACTAAGGCTTCAGGCGAGACGTGGACGTTGCAGTTAGCAATAACGTTCAGCTAAACTTTTCTTCAACTTTTTGGTGTGTGTATGGATGGTTAAGCATAGTACTGTAGTTACGGGCACGAATAATGGAGCATACCAGGTTAGTGTGAATGCTTGGAACGCTGAGCATGACACGCCTGCTGGCGTTGTTTGGTTGTGGGCTGGCGCAATTGCTAATATTCCAGCGAACTGGCTGCTTTGTGACGGCTCCAGTCTTTCACGCACCACTTATGCTGTATTGTTCAATGCGATTGGCACGATTTACGGTTACGTAGATGGAAGCCACTTTAACCTGCCTGACTTACGCGACAAATTTGTGGTTGGCGCTAAACAGGATGTTAGTGGTGTTCCAGAAACTAATTTGACGGGTTCCTTAACCGCTTATGGAGGCGCAGTTACTCATCATCATGCAGACCACAGCGTCACGCAGCCTGCCATTTCTAATCATACGCTTACTCAACCTGTAATATCCGCTCATACTTTAACTCAGCCTGTTGTAGCAGCGCATACTTACACTACTTTTGCAGCGAGAACATCCTCAGCATCAACCTCAGCCGCTATATCAGCAGTAACAACACACAGTTTAACAACTAACGTTGCCATAGATGCACATGCCTTAACCACAAATGTCGGCATCGACGCGCACGCTTTGTCCACCAATGTGGCTGTAAGTACCCATGACACGTTATCTGCGCCTCAACCCTACTACGCCATGGCATACATCATAAGGGCGGATTAATCGGCATGACAACTGACAAAGGTATTGGAGACTTTCTGAAACCCACCATCGGGCACAAGCAAGACGCTATGAAAAATGCTCCCACTGTTGTAATTACTAAAAACAAGAAACAACTAAAGGAAATTTATAAGAATGTGACTGAATCTGTCCTTGTCGCTTGCCCAACATACCGAGGCAAAAGTTATGCTCTTGAAGCTTACATTCGCGCTTACAATGACTTTGTTTTTCCTTACAGAGCACTGTTTATGGTGGATAACACGGGGGACGGATTACAGTATTATGAGCATCTCAAGAAACTTAAGGTTCCATGCGACCACATTAATCCAACTAACAGTTTTCAAGAAACGTTTGCTATGAGTTGGAAAAGAATCTTTGAGGAAGCTAAAAAGGGCGGACATAAATGGGTGATGAGTATTGAACAAGATAACATCTGCCCGCCATTGACGTTGGATATAATGCTTAACGTGGCTGGTTTCTGTAATGCTGTTCACGTAGCTCATAGTTATCCATGGCATAAGTGCCAAAGTGATAAGGGAGTGTTTACGGGGCTGGGGTGCAATCTGATTTTAACCGAGTTGTTGGATAAAATCTTTGCAAGACCTAAGTGGTACACAGATGCGTTTGAAGCAGAATTAACGGAGTATCCAAAGATTAACGGCTTAGTTAGTTTGGACGTTTACAACTTAATTGACGTTAGGCATGTAGACGACGAAAAGGGTATAGAGTATTATCACTTCAAAAAGGAATCCATCCCTGAATTAACCCACGGTGTAGTCAAGGAAAAGAAACCTACCACGTACAAGTGAGACAACATGAGTATTCCTTATTGGCTTTTGCGTTACTTGCCTTGTTGGATGCATATATGCCCAAAGTGCAGAAAGGAAGTTAAACGGAATAGTCATGAGTGTCCTCATTGCGGAGAGAAGTACCCGTTAACGCTTAAGATTCCGCCAACATTCTTGAAAGATAAAAAGACGCTTGAAGCATACGTTCACAAACATGTTTTTCCGAGAATCGGCGAGTTTGAACGCCATTACCTAACGCAGTATTTCACGGTGCTTTTTAGCGACGGATTTGAAACTAATGATCTTAGCGCATGGACAACTGTTACGGGTAACATTGCTACTTCG